CACATTCGCGCCCTCGATGGGGGAGCGACCCTTGATAGTGCTTTGGAACAGGTGCGGACGATTCGTTCCGAGTTCCCCGATTTGCCCATCGGCATGTTGATCTATGGCAACGTTGCATTCGCCCGTGGGGTGGAGAAATTCTATGCTGAATTCGCGGAAGCTGGCGCCGATAGCATTCTGCTTCCCGATGTCCCCGTGCGCGAAGGCGCCCCATTCATCGCCGCGGCAAAGGAAGCCGGTATCAACCCGATCTTCATCGCCCCTGCGCGCGCCGCGGAACGCACGCTCGCCGGCGTTGCCGAGCATTCACAGGGATATATCTACGCCATCTCCCGCGATGGCGTGACGGGAACCGAGAAGGAGTCCGAGACCACCGGCCTCGACGAGGTGGTCGCCAGCATTCAGCGGTTCGATGGGCCTCCGGTCTTACTCGGTTTCGGTATCTCTTCACCGCAGCACGTCGCCGATGCCATCGCCGCAAACGCCGCGGGCGCCATTACTGGATCCGCGATCACCAAGATCATCGACCGCCATGTTTCACGTGAAACCGGTGCCGCTGGGACGATCGAGGATGCCGATGCCTTGCACGCTGAGCTGACCGAATTCATCTCCGCGATGAAGGAAGCGACCAAGAAATAGTGCCTTTTAAAAGGTAGCAGCGCACGAAAGACGCCCCCCCCCCCACCCCCCACCCCCAACACCCCCCCACACAGATACAACAAAACATCGACGACTACGGGCCAGAATACTATCGAGACAGCATCCACCACGGCCAACACATCACATTCTCATTCCAGTCACCCATCACATGGGCAGACATCACCATGGAGCTGCAAGCCTACATGGAAATGTGGAACACCTTCCCAACACTCATTGTTATCGACAACCTGATGGACATACAAGACTGCGAATCCGACTACCAAGCCCAACAAGAAGCCATGCAATGGATCACAGCATTGGGCAGGGATACTGGCTCCACCATTATTGTCACCCACCACGCCACCGACAAAACCGGCACCGACATAGAACACCCGCCAGCACGCAGGGAAATCAAAAACGGCCTCTCCGAAAAACCACAACTCATCCTCGGAGTCTCATTGTATGGTGGCGAGGATAACGGCAACGGGCTCACGATACCGGCCGAGGCACGCATCGCCGTACTCAAACAGCGCACAGGCAAATCCAGCCCAGACGGAACCCGATACGAAAGACTCAGAGCATACCCCGAATACACATTCTTCGGGCCACTCGCCGAAAAACAGCCCTGGAACATGACCACAACACACAAAGGACTATGATGGCTTCACAACAGTCACACAACCGCAGGGCAGGCGCAGAATGGGAAACACGATTATTGCACCAGCTACGCGACACCGGACACGATATTGAACGCCTCCACCTCAACGGTCGCGAAGACGAAGGCGACCTCATCCTCAAAACCGGCAACAAAACCTATGTGATCGAAGCCAAGGCGGGCCAACCCCACCTCGCCGAATTCGTGAAACAAGCCAGCCGGGAGGCACGCAACTACGAAACCCACCGAAACCGCGAAAACCAGTCCACCATCGGACTCGTAGTTATGAAACAGCGCAACAAGCCATGGAGTGAAGCCTATGTGGTATCAACCCTCAATGAGCTCCTCCCACACCTCTGACACCTGCCGCCTCCTCGACACCTACCGGATACGGTACAATCCGTCCAGGAACGAGCAACACATCCTCTGCCCGCTCCACGACGACCACCAGCCCTCCATGAGCATCAACCTCGACAAGGGCGTCTGGTACTGCCACACATGCGGTGTCGGAGGCGGACTCGCCAAGCTACAACAACGATTAGAAGAAGAAAACCCGAATGTACGACAGCATACGCCCATACAACATTGCGGAACGCCGCCGAATCCAGAAAGCCTCGGCCCTCTACGAAACCCATCTCGAAAACATACTCGACCTGCTCTCAGCAAGAGGCATCAGCGAAGAAACAGCCCGCTACCACCACCTTGGATACATCGACAATGACCCCATACCAGGCCACGAAAACTACAACCAGTGCATCACCATCCCATACATGTACCCCGTTTGGGGCGGCCCAGCCGAAATACGAAAAATGCGTTTCCGCTGCTCACTCCCGCACGATTGCAAAACCCACAACCACCCCAAATATTTGACACCGGCAGGGGACACAGGCTCCATCTACAACATGGCAGCCATGGCCAACCCGGCAGCCGAAATGCACATTTGCGAAGGCGAATTCGACTCCATGATCCTCGAACAATGCGGATGGTCGGCCGTAGCACTACCTGGGGCCACCTCGTGGCAAACTTTTTGGACCAAATTTTTTGAAGGCTACGACCATGTTTACATCTGGTCAGACCCAGACCCCGCGGGAGACAAGATGGCCCAAACCCTAACCCAAGCATTACCGCAAGCCACCCATGTGCCCCTCACCCTGGGGGATGTCACAGACACCTACCTGCAGGCCGGAAAAACAGGGTTGACACAAGCACTAGACACTGTGCTACAGTAAAACACGTCAACAACACGAAACCAGAAAGGTACACTAAAACATCATGGATCCCCTCGACACGTGCCCCATCCCCAACCGGCGCAACACCAGCCAAACAGCCAGGAGGCGTATCCGCCTCGCCATCTGTGCAGAAAAATGGGCCGACGGAGAAGACCCCACCTACATCATGCACACCTGGGGCACCACCTATGACGGGATGCGATCCATGATCCGCGCCAACCCCGACATTAGGCTACCCAAAGACATGGCCAAACATTTGCACAAAGTATGCCGGGAAGCCTACCCCAAAAACCAGCCCAACAGGCACCGAAGCGGATGGGACCAATACGAGAAGGAATACTACACCCACGAAATCCTCTTCCTGAACCAATTTAACATCCCAGCAATGGAAATTCTTAACCGGCTCGACGTGTCATGGACAATGTGGAAACAAATCATCACCGAAAACCATCTCACCCGGCTACAAGACGAAACCTACAATGCGTGCCACTGGTACTATCTGAAACAGCATCACCCAGACTGGACCGACCAACAAATCACACAAGCACGACACGCCGAGAACAACACCTTCAACCAGTTCATGCAAGACGACCAGTCGATACTATCGTGAGCATCTCGTTCAAACCCACCACCAAAAACCGGCAAGCCATCCGTGACATTATCACCCAAAACACCAACATCAACCCTGACAGCCTGCCAGACAGTATGTTGCAACACATTATCGAATACTGCTGGGACGCCTTCACAGACAGCAACCGCTACGCCGTGGCGGCACAATACTGGCGAGGCCCAAACCCTCCCGACCAGCAGCATCAACGCATACTAGTCGGCTACTACAAAACCTTAAAACAGGCCGAAAACGCCGCTAAACAATTCCACTGGAACAGTCGGCTACAACAACAATGGAAAACATGGATATTACCCGTGCATAATGGCACCGTGTCCGAGTTTTTCACCCAACAAAAAACTTTGCTAGACGAGCAAGACGATAGCAATAGCGAGCTGCCGGAGCATCTACAAAACGTCATGTGCGGCAAAACACTCAACCACACAGACGGCACCATCACATGGTGCACACGCAAACCAGGACACGACGGCGACTGCCGCACAGGATGGCAGCCCACCACACAACCCCTAGGACATCATGGCAACCAAAACTGAAACACTCATCCAACGCTACGGCCGCAAAGCCGCCGACGTCCTCGCCGACAGGTCTATACCCGCCACACAGCTAGCCCAAATGCTCACTGAAGCCGGATACCCCATCTCCGCCACCGTCATCAAAGACTACCGCCGCAAACAAGCCAACACCACCCCGCAAGAGGAGGATACCCAGTGATAGACAACATAGACCGGCTCCTCACCCAGCTAGCCAACCACGACAACGCCATCGACACCATCGACGACAATCTAGCCAACGGCACCGTACGCCGCACACGCATCTCCGAATGGACCTTACCGAACGGAGAAACAGGCCGATCCATACAAAAAATCATCGACCACCAGCCCGCAACCGACCCCTACCCTATAGACGAACTCGTTGATAAACTAGCCGAATGGACACCCCCCAAACCCAAACAGTCAACAACCACTAGTAGCGGCGATGCTGCCTTCGTCATCGGGGCAGGCGACTTCCAAATCGGCAAAGGCATCCCCGGAGGAGAAACAGCACACTTCGCCGACGACTATTTACACTCCCTCATAGTCGCAAAACACTACTGGCAACAGGCAGGCAAACCCGAACGAGTCCACATCGCATTCCTCGGCGACATGATCGAAGGATACGTGTCACAAGGCGGCTCTAACGCCTGGCGCACACAAACACCCTTGACGGAACAAATCAGGCTCACCCGCATGGCCATGATGCAACTCGTACACATGTTCGACCACTGCGCCAACGTCACCATCACCTCCATCCCTGGCAACCACGGTGAAGCCGTGCGCTTCGGTAAAGGCGTCACCACCTACGATGACTCCTTCGACGTGGACTGCTGCCGCGCCATCGCAGAAGCCTACCAACTCACCAACCAATACCCCAACCTCCACTTTTATTTCCCCCAACGAGACGAAATGACCACCACCGTTGATGTGGCCGGCACACAAATCCTGCACGCCCACGGACACCAATGGCGCAACAACCAACACTACGAATGGTGGCGCGGCCAAGAATTCCACAACGGCACCACATCCCACATCCTCATGGCCGGGCACCGACACCACCTAGAAATCTCCGAGCAAGGACAACGCACCTTCATCCAATGCCCATCCATGGAAGGAGAATCCGTCTGGTACCGGCACAAGACGGGCACCACCGGCAACCCCGGACTAGTGTGCTACACTATCCACAACAAAACACCAAACAACTATCAGATAGCCAGATAAAAGCCATGAGCAGACGACCAACCAAAGTCCAACAAGCCACAACCGCCAACTGGGAGTGGGCAACCCCCCACCACCAACACCAGCTACACAAAGCCTGCACCAACACGGCACGCCACTACCCGGCCGTCAACCCCGACGACCTGTACCAAGACTCCCTACTATATATTGCGGTGCGGGAACAATACCACAACCTAGACAACAAACACTACACCAAAATGTGCTACAGGGTAGCCAAACGGCTAGCCAACAAAACCATACAACACCTAGACCAACCGAAACCTTTATCCGATATTATTCATCTAGCCGACAACCGAACAAGCAACTAAAAAGGAGAACCACAATGGTCACAACCACCCTCGACGACGGAACCCAAACCACCAGGCTACAAACAGTAGGCGCCACCACCACAGCCATCATCACCAACACAGAAAACCCCGAAACCATCACCGCAAAATACACCATCAGCAAAGACGGCACAGCCACCTACAGCATCAGCGGCAACACCTACCTCGGCGACCACCAACACATTATCAAACTCATGTACGACTACTGCCACTGCGTCGGACGATTCGACACCACCCGCACCAGCAACCCAGACAACTTCGACAACCTATTCAAGGGATGACCAGTGAACCGAACCTACACCACCGCCGACATCATCCAAGCCGCACAATGGATCTGGAACGGAGGCCCATGGAAACCCTCCGTGGAGCCAGGCATGCCACCCCCACCAACCGCCCCCCAGCATCACGGCAACAACATCGTCTCCATGATCGATCTACAGCTAGCCATCGACGACTACACCCTCACCTGCCAGCCATCCAAACAGCGCAAACGGCTAGCCCGCCTGGCAGCATTCCGCGAAGTATACGGCTACGACCAAACCTACTCGGTGGCAGCCCAACGACTCGGAGTCACCCGGCAGACAGTGAAACAGTGGGCAGACCAAACACTCATCACCCTCACAGGATACGCAAACAGTCGATACTACCAAGACGGCAATGACGACAGCACAGGGATGAAATAAAACCATGAACAACACACACAATATCACCTACACCACCCTCAACACAGCGATACACCGTATCGTCCAACAACAGCCCACCAACATGCAGCAATTGGAAAACATTGTTGACAGTGTCGAAAACCAGTATGGTGTACCCATCTCACTCGACAACGTGAACCTTACCGTGAACGAAGTCAGTCTCGACGATCTTGCTATCGACCAGGACACGCTAGATGAGTGCAGCGAAATCCTGTGGTTTTGCGACAGTGCAGGATACCCCACAAACAACAGCAACACCCATGGCATTCCAGACGACACACAGACCAGCCCGGAAGCCATAGATTGGCTCGCCGGGATCGCATACCAGGCAAAACTATTGCAGGCGGCAGCCGACGAGATCATGTGGGCTATCATCCGCCACCGCGACAACCATAAAAATGTTATCGGCCGGAACGTTCTAGACCAGGCCAGCGAAACTATCTCTACCTGCCTCCACCTGTATCAGATGCTCGAAGACACCATCGACAGCAACGAATCATAGCCATATCGCATAAACAAAAAGAGTGCCCCAGCGGCAACCACCACACAATCGTGGCAGCACCGCTGGGGCACACACATATTCAATTATGCAACAGTAGACTCTATCGTGCCAACCTCCGACTCGGCGGCACGCTTCGGCTCATAGCCACCAAGATCAGCATCGTCTACAGGCTCGATCATACCAGGATCCGACACATCCACCGAGTGCGGCTCAACCATGCCCCCATCGTCGGGTGGAAAAAGCCCAGCATCCACAACCGTGGTTTTCGGTTTGCCGGCCACAAACGACGGGCTACCAAACGATGTAGCCACCGACAACACCGCAGCCACCGTTGCTGTTATCAGGGCAGATTCCCACGGCAAACCGCGAAACGACTCCGCAGTATAAGTAACGCCCGCCGTCACACCCAACACGGCAACAAACGTTTGCACAAAAGTCTTAGCCGCCCGCTCCAGTAAACCTAACCAAAACTGTTTACCCACAACAAACCACCATCACTTTTTCAAACCGTTGACAGTCGACTCGAGCCTGTCTATGCGGCTGCGACACTCCAGCACGTAATACCAGATGCTCCACAAAGCGTCTTTTGTGCGCCACAGCTTCCCGGTCACCGGATTCTTCACCCACGACAGGGAGTCAACACGTTTACCCAAATCACCATTCTGTAGTTGAACCACACCAACATCATGGTGCAGCTTATTCACCGAACCAGTAAGCTGAGCAGACAATTGTTTAATCTGATCATGCAAGGCTTTCACATCAGCCACAGTTAACTCCTCACTACCACTACCGCCGCAAACTACGGCCATAAATTTGTCCCACGGAAACCACGGCCCCGGATCGTCATGATCCGACTGATGCCACGCATCCGTCACATCCACGTGGCCGCACACACCCCGCCTGCCAGCCTTCAAATCGGCAGCCGACAGTTTCCTTTTCGGAACACCATGCTTGTCACACAACTGCCGGCACAGCACCGCCGCACGCTCCACAGCCGGCCACACGCGAGGATCAAGCCACTGCTCACGAGTGTAAGCATGCCCTGGCACACGGAACGAGGCGTGCGAACCCCCATCCGCGCAAATCTCGATACCCAAACTATGCGGATTCGGCGGGGCATGCCAACCAATCGTAGACTCAGACAGGCACTGCACCGTCTCACTAATATCGCAGACGTAATGCGCCGAACCACCAGACGATGGGGAAGCGAAATAGTTCGCCGTAGACACAGCCCGCCCCTTACGCGAGGCAGACGGAAACCCCACATCCGGGCATGTCGCATGAATCACAACCCTATTCACCGGACTATTCGAACCGGCCGAGTGATGCGCTGCAGGAATGTATCTCACCACACACCACCCCCAAACACGACCAACATCAGTAACACCCTTCCCTTTTCTTTTTTACTTGCGGGATGACACGGTAACCACAGGCGATGGTTTCACACTCTCGCAGGCCATCGAATCCGATATCGTGGACGCCACACCGTCACTATATTTCACAACAAGGCGGCCCCCGGAACAGTACACAGACACCACGGAACGGCCATCCTTACCATCGGATCCGTTCGCACCGGCGGGGCCGCGCTCACCCCGTTCACCCTGTGCACCTTGCGGGCCGGCAGGACCTGAAGGGCCCACATCACCGCGCTCACCAGCCGAACCATCCCCGCCGCCCAACCCCGTCG